TATTGTAGTGCCTGATGTGGATGTCATACTTCCATCACCTGATGCAACAAACACACTAGATGCTGTTCCAACAGTAGTAGCGGTCATAGAGGCAACGCCTAGATTAATCTTCTCGCCTATTGCTGTGTTAGAGGCACTAGCACTAGATACGGCACTAACAAGATTAATCTTCTCACCTGAGCAAGTAGATGCTACCGATGTTGCAGAAACTATAGTCTGTAAATCTGCTTGGTCATACTCGTTTAGACCGTATAAGCCTGTACCATAAGATAACTTATCAGAGCGCTCTAAGAAGAATGATTCTGCGTTAGCGGTTGTACTTGATGTGGCTGTTATGCTTACACTGTCAGAATAAGTTGCAGTTGGAACTACTGTAGTAGTAGAACTAGCACTGACAATAGCACTTCCTTCTCTGTATCTAACACCAACTGATGAAACTGTAGATGTTGTTGTTGTTGTGGCAACTCCATTTAGAGTCATTCCACCTAGTACGCTTACTGTAGAGGTAGCGCTTATTGTTACAGGTATCTGCCTATAAACTAACGGTGTTACTGATGCAAACGAAGATGTTACAGATATTATGGTCTGTAAGTCTGTTTGGTCATATTCATTTAGACCATACAATCCCGAACCATAGGAGAACTTATCCGTCTCTTCAATTATTACAACCTCACCCGAACACGATGAAGATGAGGATGAAGACATACTAGCGTCAGCACCAATAGCAACTACATAGTTTACATTGGCAATACTAGAGACAGCATTAACCGTAGCCGATACGTCTTCTACATCACCTGTCGTTTGGTCGAAAGACCTTAAACCATAATAACTAGCACCGTAAGCAAAAGTACCCATAGGGTAATCCTTTTATTAGTCTAACGTAATATCTAGGTCGCCTGTAGGCACACGGAACACATCGCCTGTATCAATCGCCTTAGAAGACGACAAAGTAGCGAAAGCCATTAAGTTACCTGATGTCAAAGCATCGAACACACCTACGTGCGTCACTGTACCAAACGATGCTGTTGCTGTTGGAAATTCAACGGCTCCGGTATTTGATGTAGTGTTACCTGTTGTAGTAAATGCTACTGATTGACGAGCATAAGCTGTTCCGGAAGTAACTACTTCTGTGCCACCGCCTGTCTCACCCGGTGCTGCTGTGTATAAAGCCAAGTATTTAGTTGTTGGGGCAGTGTAAGCCGCACCTGCAAATACGTGGTCTAGTATTTCTGTTTCTAAAAAATTAGTAAATGACATTTGTTTCTCCTATTGGGACTAGCCCAAGCCTCTGATCTTAAGTGTTAAGCCTGAACCGCTATATCTAGCATCTTCAGACGATCGATTTAGTTGCGTTACTGCAGCAGAATACATCTGTGCCCATATCGCAACTCTTTCATCTTCGCCTAGATACGGTGCAGAATGTAATAACGCTCCATAGAGGTATACATCTGGTGCTTCTAGTAAAAGCCAGTTATTCGCATTGCTTGAGCTTAGCGCTGCAGGCTTTGCGTAATAAAGTAGTTCTGTGTTAGTTTCAGCAGAGGGCGTTGGGTATAACTGAAATTGCCCATCTGCATGTGTATAATATCTAGGTATACCGGTAGCATCTTCTGCTCCTGCACGTTTATCTTCCATTGCCTTTCTTGAAATTAGATCCAAAGGGGATGTACCATTATCTGTTACATGGAATCTTACAGTCTCCATCCAATCGGCAGGGACTTGTGAATATTCATCACCTGCACTCTGTTGACCTGAAGATCTCTTCTCCATCTTCCAATGTCGAATATCTCTGTTAGTCTGTGATTCTGCTAGTACAATGAAATTCTCAATGACCGAAGTTAGGTCATCTCGATTAAGAAAGTCTGCTACTGCAGTCTTTAAAGTTGTGAACGTATTTATAGCCATGATTTTATTATACCCTAATTATTTAAGGTTAATAGATTATTTAATCGAAGTCTAAAAGGCCTTGTCCAGACTTCGATTTCTTTTTATTTGACTGCTCGATTCTTTTCATCTCAATTTTATCCATATCAAATATAGCATACGATGGGGTTTTTCCGTCGTTACGCATACCTCTAATCCCGTGCTTCTTCAACAGTGCGTATCCTTTTTCCAATCCCAGTTCATCAAGAACCATGGAATAAGCATATTCAGCACCGGTTGACGAAGAATCAAACTTTCTGGTTTTCATACCTCCTTTCTTTAAATCTAGATCAACATTAGGTAAATCTTTTTGAATAGATATAAAGGCTTTCTGAACCAAAGAGCTTTGTTTGCTATTCCTTCCTACAACAACAGTTACCTCATCAATATTTCCTGGAAGTAGGGATTCATATTGATATTTACCTTCATAAAAATTTTTCGCATTAGGATTTGTTATCATATAATGCCCGTCGCCCAAAGGTCCTGTCTCCCATTTTTTAGGATCCACCGCATCGAATTTTGCATCAGAATTATGCCAAGCAGTTTTTCTTTCCTTATCTATTTGATCCCAGTCGAATAGGGTATCACCTAATTTCCTTTTACTCTCTACTTTATAATCGCCTTTCTTCATACCTTGGGATTTATTTATATCCTTACCTTTTACGACTAATTCACTAAGGTCGGCATTACCTGAAGGATGATAGATCTGTGTCCCTGCCTCTAATTTTATAATGTAAGGGTTCTTGCCATAAGCACTGCCCATCTTCATTACTGCTTCATTTGCAGGATCAACCATTGTTGCTGAATAAAGGGAGGTATCTTTAACATCTACTGGCGTGTCTTTAGCTCCGCCATATCCTTCAGCCCTTTCAATATATAAAGGCTTCTCTAAGGTAACCATCGAACCTGCCATCATCTCTTCTAACCGGTCTAATCCTACTTTCCCTTGTAGCATATCTATTGCCTCTTCAAGGTTATTAACACCGAATTTCTGGAAGGTCTCACCATCGCTCTTCATTAACTTAATAAAATCTGTCTCACTAATGCCTTTACCATAGCCAGGTCCCGACATATAACCTTCTCTGCCTCGGAACTTATGTGCCATGCGACTTAACTCACCCTGTGGGAATTGTCCTAACTTAAGGAATTCACCTGTAGTGTATGCCCCGCCCTTACCGAAGGTCTTAGAATCTGGTGGCATAATGTGCTTGATAAGACCTTGATCTGTAAGCATCTTTTCAGTCTTCTCTGCTAACTTAGGTCCCAGATGTTTACCTGCAAACTTACCGGCTTTACTTGCTCCCCACAAGCCGCCTGCAAAAAGATCGGGATTTTGACTGAGCATTTCTCGGGCATTTCTGAAATTCTGAGCAGGGTCGAGAACAGCTTTAACGCCATCGATAGCTCCTTCAAGCATCTCGTCTGACGATTTAATCCTGTCAGGGGCTTTCTCTTTACCTTGTTCAGTGTCGAATAGCGGACCGCCTTTAAGACTTTCTGCTGTACCTAAGGTAAAGTCTGCCGCTTGCTTATATGACTGCTTACGAAGTTCAGGATCAGTGAGGAATGCCATGACGCCTTGAATAGCATCATTAGCTACATTGGGAACATTGCTAATAGTCGTAGATGCAAGATTCCAGGTATCCATTAAGCCATTAACATCAGGAGGTAAATCGGTATAGCCTTGACCTACTTTGTTCTTAATTTGTTGTTCAGCTATTAATGCCATTAAACTCATTACGCAACTCCTTTCAATTTTCGTCTTATTGGCTCACCCCAGTTTGTCATAGGATTATAACCAACAGCAAGATAACGGAAAGCATCTGCACCATGTGAAGACCAATCATGTTTAGGTCTCTGGCGCCAGGTTTGTCCGTTATCATCATACTCACGTTGGTAGTTTATCAAAGAATCAACACCTCGCTCGCACTTTTTTTCATCAAACCAACATTTTTCTAACATAGACCTAACTGCCTGGATGCCATCATCCACCATTAATTTAGGCGCTATGTCCACGTCATTGATGCCTAGGGAGCTTAAAGTCTCGATCCTAGATTTACCTGTACCTAACTCACGAACTCGGACGTCATGCGGTAATACATGCCTATCATAGACATAGCCTTTATCTTGTAACATCCTTGCATAGTGGTCTAAACCTACACCTGAGCCTTCATAATAATCTATCAGACGTATTTCCTGTCCTACATACTGTGCAAACCAAATGGCAGTTGAGTCACCTATACCTAGATCCCATGCAGTAATAACCGGCTTAGCCCTTTCATAAGGTACCTTGGAGATCCTGCCCTCATGCTTAGCTTTACGCATCTCTTCTGTATAGTACGAGCCTTCTGTAAAGATCAAGAACCCACCTTCCCAGACATGCTCATAGACATCAGGTCTTTTCTTCTTATCTTCTAGTCGTTCTTGTTCCAATACATCTGGAAACCAGGGGTTATCTCTAAAATTCAACTCAGCAATTGTGCCGTTTTCTGGTGTATTCGTCCTAAAGCGAGCATGTGTAGCGCTGTACTTGGATTCAGGGTTCCATGTAATCCATATCTCTGAGTCCTTTTCACGTACAGTTGGAATGAGCTTCTGCCAAGCTATGTCACTTACACCCTCTGCCTCATCTACCCAAGCTAAGAATATACGTGCTTTAGACTTGATAGAATCCAGTGAACGTCTAAGTCCTGCGAACGTATAATGAACCCTACCATCTTTAGACTTGATGTACTTCTCACCTATTTCATAGTAGTTATCAAGCCAAGGAATAGACCGTATAGC